GAGCTTGCAACCTGTCGTATATTTCCCGCTTGTTTTGGCGAAGATCAGCGTGAAGATCACCCAGCTTTTCGCTTAAACTCTCAACCGCAACAGTTAATCTCACAACTGCCTCACGCGTCTCGCTATTGCGACGACTGAATGAAGTGTAAGACAGGCCTACAAAACTCAGCGACGCGCCAAGACCAGCAGCAAGTACCTCGATCATGGCCCACGCCTTTACCCCTAGAGTAACGGTTTTGACGTTTTACTAAGGCTAAGATTGGCTGCTGCGCTTGGCTTTACGCTTGCGTTGCTTGGCCTCTTCGCGCTTGTTGATACCTTGATTTAGTGCCGTGCGAGCAATGGCAGCGATTGCAAGCCGTACCTGAACAGAGGCTGAAATGGCTTTAAGGCCTTTGCGTAACAGGCGCTGCCCTGTTTTTCTGCAATAAGCAATTAAGGCTCCTGCACCTTCACCTAGAAACCCTTGACGCTCAAGACGCACGATAAGAAACGGCAAGAGCAAAAGGCCGATTGAAATCAGAATGGTTCCCATCGTTGCCACGTGGTCTTGCCGTATTCATTATGAACAGTCAGCCTTGTCAAGGCAAATGATGGTCATTGTGCCTTTTGACCAGCTTGAAGTTGCGTCGCTCGCGCAGGTGTGAAAAAGCCTCATTGCGGGCACCGTAACCATACGCGCGAGAGATCGCAAACAAATCACGCTCAAGATCAACTTCGTCTGCCGTCTGCAGATCTTCATACATCCAAGAATGGTTCAGAATGTTGCAGATCAAGCTGATTGCATCTGAAACCATTGACGGGCTTTCAAGCAAATCAGCAAGCGTGACGCCTTCAGCAATCGAGCGGATTTTTTCGGGCATAGGCAAATGCGGCGGGCTTAGGCGTTGAGTCATGATTTGTTTTCACTAAAAAGGCAGAAGTAGTTGGCACTCAAAATTCTTCTGGATCTACAAATCGGTAGTAACCACGCCTGGCTGCTCTTTTTATGGGAGCATTCTGCCATTTCTTAAAAGCTTGACAAACTTGGTGCTCGAAGCGAGTGATGGGGGCGCCTGAATTGTAAGAACGCAACTCCTTATCAAGAGGGCTCAGCTCCACTGATTTTCTCAAAAAAGCATGAAGCACAGAGATGTGAAAATCGCCGTCACCCAAAAAGTCACGAAATTCATCTAGCCTGTTTACCAAAATGTTTCTTATGTCTTCAAGCGTGTGATAGCCGGTGCCCCCTTTATGCATTAGTTGATGCATTGATTGCTCGTGACTTGCAGTCCGAAGATCGACTATCTCGGCAATGAGATTCAACTGCTCTTGAGTGAACATGTTTTGAGTGATTGAGTTTTGCGAGTGGGCCATCCCCTCGTATCGCCATCATGGCGCCCCAGGGATATTTGTCAAGGCCCCGGAGGGCCCAGCAGGATCAGGCGAACTGCATGTCACAGCCAGTGTCGTGCTGATCTGCACAAATCATCCACCGGCGAAAGTTGGCCATTTCGTAGCGGCTGCCTTCTCGGATGGCAGCGCGAGCCGCGGGATAGCGCTCGGGCATGATGGCGTGCTCAAACCAGACGCATTTGGCGGTGCGCTTGATGCAGACCACAGGGAATGTGCCATGTGAACAGGCCAGGCTTCCGTAGTAGGTCTGGCCGACTTCGAAGCGAGCGATGGAGGTGCTGGTGGTCATGAGTGTTGAGTGTTGAGTGGTTGCCGGGCCAACCGGCGATGCAGGCTTAGTCAGGCCCTGTTGCGCTCGGGTTTAACGGCCTCGTGTGCGCTGTTCGGTCGGCGGTTGAGTTTTACGAGTGGGCCGCTCCCCTCGTGTCATTATTATGGCATGCCACAGGCGGATTGTCAAGGCCCCGGAGGGCCCAGCAGGATCAGGCCATGGCAACCAGCCGAGTCTTGCCCATGCGCTTTTGCCATCCGCCATCGAACTCGATGACGACTTGAGCCTTGGTTTCGCGAACGATCGCGACAACGGTGTGGGTGTAGCCAAAGTTCCAGACGGTGCGATCACCAGGCTTGAGTTCCCCTGCGGGCTTACCTGCGACGCGGCCAACTGACTGGATTTGGACGGTGTTGGTGGTCATGAGTGCTGAGTGCTGAGTGCTGAGTGCTGAGTGCTGAGTGCTGAGTGGTTGCCGGGCCAACCGGCGTTGCAGCCTTATTCAGGGCATGTTGATCTCGTGGTGTCGCGTCGTGTGATCTGTTCCGCGCGGGTTGAGTTTTACGAGTGGACCCGCCCCCTCGTACCAACTATTATGGCATGCCACAGGCGGATTGTCAAGGCCCCGAGCGGCGCGCTGTCGCCCGGCTTACGCCAAGCCGCACAGGTCAATCGTCTGCATCGGCTTCCACCTCAACCACTTCCTCGCCTTGTTGCGGCAACATCGAAACCATCATGCCGCCACCACGCTCTTGCTCGGTCAGCTCAATCTCAAGCTCAATGTCGATTTCTGGCAGCACTTCGCCTTTCTTCAGCATCTCTAGCAGCGTTTGATGGGTGATCGCACCGTTGCTCCATAGCTGCATATACTGCTGAATCTGGCCGGAATCTAGAACCTGCAGGTCAAAGTCTCGATCAATCATGATCTCAGGCGCTTCAATGCCGATATAAGCGCCAGCCATGTCCATTGCCGTCTGCAGCGAGTTTTGCAGGTTCTTGCTGACGATGGCTATCAGGCTGTCTGAGTCTGTACGCGAAAGGCGCTTGCTCTCAGCCGTTTCACCCGCAACCTTCTGCGAAAATAGCGTGCTAATCCCAAGGTTTGACATTTGAGACTCAAGCTGAGTGATGAATGATTGCTGCGCGTCGAAAGCTGAGCTAGCAGGTTCGACGTAGCGGCCATCTCCCTCGGGAGGAAGCATGATCAAGCTGTTTGCCGACAAGCCGATCGGGCCGGATTCATCAAAGCCCTTCAGCATCAAAATCGGCAAGGCGGCAACGTGCAAGCTATGGCACAAGTCAGCCACTCTTTGCGCGTGACTGATGTTCAGGTTTGCAATGGGCAGCAACGGCGGCTTGCTAATAAACTCCGACACCTTTTGGCTGTAGGTCGGTGCAAGCGGAATAATCCCAAGGCTGCTTTCGCCTTCCTGGTAAATTACCCAGCCTTCATCGTCGTTTCCGCGGCGGTAGACACGCCAGCGGCCAGGCTCAAGCACACGCACCTGGCGCACAAGCTCATCACCAAACTCGCCTAGCGGTTCGCTAATCACCTCATTGATGCGCACCATTGTGATTGGTGCGATTGGGCTATCACCATCCTTTCGCCAACCAAGAATCTGCTTTGCATCAACGTGGATGAAGTAAGGACGCAAACCAAGCATCCGTTCTGCGGCCAAGTTCGGCGCAGGCTCAGTGCTCGGATAATCAACCATTGTCGCAGCGTGGCCATATAGCAGGCTGCTAATCACAAGACGGCGTGCATAGTCGTCGATCGTGGTGCCGTAGCCGTCAACGTTACGGGCGAAGTCCTCCCAGAACGGGTCAACCTCGCCACCTTCATCCTTGCTCACAAGCTGGATTGGCTTACGCAGCAGCAGACCAGCTGCCTGCTCAGCAATGCGAGTCGTGAATGGCGAAAGCGTCGCGTGATAAATCCGTCGTCGCCATGTTTCCTCGTCTTCCTCTGGCTCTCGCGGGATGTAGGTATCAGCGTGCAGCCGCAGTGCTTGCGTGCCACCAACGCATACGTCAATCGGGAACCATTGCTGGCTCATCTCCAACACCGGACCCGCCAACCAGCTTGGATCGTTACCAGGGTTGCGCTCAAGCGTCGGATCAAGCGGCTCCTGGCCGTTGAACACGCCTGAGGGATACGGGTGGTGGGTCACGTCTTGCCTAAACTCCGCGTCACTTCAGTCTACGTTTGCGGTGCCGCCAAACTGAGCACAGCATTATTCACAGCGATGAATGATTGGCGCACTGCTCGTGAATTCACGATTGAAGCAGCAAAACGAGAAATCATGCGTTGCAATGACCTAGAAAAGCTTCGCCACCTCTGCTTCAACTTGCTGCTTCAAACCGAGGCACTCAAGGATGTGATCGGTGAAAAGCTGCTAAACGATTAGCGCAATCTACGCCTGCCGAGCATCTTGCTATTCTCGCTGATGCGCCTTTGGATCTGAGCGCGATCACCGCTTGCTGTTTGCCATGGCTTCACCTGATTAAACGCACCGAGGATCAGGTAGCCAAGGCCATCAGTCCAGTGCTCAATGCCTGCCGATTTATCGATCACGTAATCTTGCGTGCCTTCCTTGTAGGTGACGTTTTTGAGCGCCTTGATCGTGTGCTTACAACGCGGATGGATGAATAGGCGGATTTGACCATCGGCGGTTTTTACCATCCAATTGGTGCTGTTGATTTTGTCTTTTACAGCCCAAGGGTGCTTGGGGCTAATGCACTGGAAGCCGTAGCGGCGGATTATGCCGTGGTCAGTTTCGCCTGCTGCGCTGGTTTTACGCGCTGATCCTGTTGGGTCTGGGTAGGCGACGATATGACGACCAGGGAATTTTGCTTTAAGCATCGCGCACACCTCATCGGTGTTCGACTGCTTCACAGTGATTTCATCCCAAATATGCAGAGTGTCACCGACACGACTGCCCAGAACGCCAGCCATGACACCAACGTTAAAGTCAGTTCCCCAATAGATTTCTCCGCCGATGTCTTTGACTTCTGCCGAGATGTTGTCGTCGCTGAAGTCGGGGTAGACACGACCCGAAAGCGTCTCGAATGAGGCTAGATACTCTTGACGAAAAGTGCGATCGTCTAGTGTGCGCTTGGCCGCGGCCACCTCTTCTGGCGGAACGTTACCACCCTCGATGGTGGTGAAGCTAAAGGTTTTCCAGTCTTCTAGGTTGGCTGCTTGCTCCCATAAATCGTGAAACCAATTAAGGCCGGCTGGTGTTGTAATGAACCATGCGGGTCCACCTTGATCGGACAGTGCAGGACGTAGGACCATTTCCCACGCTTCTTGCTTGACGTAGGCAGCCTCATCAACGATCAGGCTGCTGAGGCTGACGCCGCGAAGGGAGTCGGCATTCTCTGCACCCTTTAGCTGCACGCGGCTGCCGTTGGTTAGCTCAACAGAAAGTTCAGATTCGTTCTTCTTGGCGAACATTTCAACGGGAATCATCGAGCGCAGCTGTCGCCATGCGATCTGCTTTGCCGACTTGTAATTCTGCGTGACGTACCAGTTCAGGCTGCCTGGGTGCTCGATTGCCCAAGCGATTAGACGTGCAATGCAAAGATAGGTTTTACCAAAGCGACGACCTGAGCAAAGCAGCTTGAAACGTTCGGGGCTATCCCAAACCTGGCGCTGTGGTTCAGTCAGGGAGTCATAGAGCTGATCGGCAAAAGACGACCAGTCACGTTCGGAAGCCTGAAAGAACGGCGGCTCTAAAACTTTGCCACCAGCGCATAGGTCGAGGATGCTCACGAAAACAGCTGAGCGATCTTTGCAGCGGTGTTAATGCAGCCCAGGGCAACGTGCGGTTGGTTGCTCTTGCGTGCTTCCTTCTGCAGAGTCGCCAGCTGGGAGAGCAGTTCTGCCGTAAAAGTACGGCGGTCTATGTCCCAGTCAGCCTTGAGAATCTCGCGAGCTTCTGCGATGTACCGATCAGCCTGCCTAAGACTGCACCCCCATTCGGACGCCACATACTGACTAATCTCCGAGCGCACGGCACCGTTGCTCAGGAGGCGTGCCACGCGGTTAACGCGGTAGTCCTTTTCAGCAGCGGTGGACTTGCGGCCCATCAGAAATCAGCCTCCTGTTGCTCGAAGTGAGAGTCTGCTGGGTGGCAGATGGCGGTGTTGCCAGTGAAGTCTTCCCAGCGTTTGACGATGACGTCGCAGTAGGCGGGGTCGAGTTCCATGAGACGCGCTTTGCGATGGATACGTTCAGCGGCGATGAGTGTGGTACCTGAGCCACCGAAGGAGTCAAGGACGATTTCGCCTTGCTTGGTGGAGTTGTTGAGTTGGTATTGAAAGAGGTCAACGGGTTTCATCGTTGGATGATCGCCGTTCTTGCGTGGCTTATCGAACTCGAGGACGGTGGTTTGCTTACGGTCTGAGTTCCAGAAGTGGCTAGCGCCTTCGATCCAGCCGTAGAGGCAGGGTTCGTGTTTCCACTGGTAATCCTGCCTGCCCATGACGAGGGAGGATTTTAGCCAAATGAGGCATTGGCGAATTTGCCAGCCGACGTCGTGTGCAGCGCCGCGGAAGTTATAGCCCTCGGAGTCAGCGTGCCAGATGTAGAAGGCAGCACCAGGGCGGAGAGCGGTGGTTGCGGTGGCGTAGACGTCGCGGAGGAATTGTCGGAAGTCTGAATCCGACATGTTGTCGTTTTGGATTTTGAGGCCAGTGCCGCCTTCGTAGTTGACGTTGTATGGAGGGTCGGTTAGCCAGAGGTCAGCTTGCTTGCCATCCATGAGGCGAGCCATGTGCTGAGCGTTGGTGCTGTCGCCACAGAGGAGGCGGTGGTTGCCGAGGATCCAGAGGTCGCCTGGTTTGGTGATGGGCTGCTCAGGTGCCTCTGGCACCTCGTCTGGGTCAGTCTTGCCTTCTTCTGGGGCGAGTTCGGTTACAGCGAGGAGTTCGTCGAGGTCATCTTGCTCGAACCATGGCGAGATGTCGTGTTCTTCGGAGAGGCGGCGGAGCATCTCCTGATCCCATTCGGAGAGGTCGCTGGTTCTGTTGTCCGCCAAGGCGAGACCGATTTTTTCGTCTTCGGAGAGGCCAGTGCGGCGGACGGCGATTACCTCTTGGCCATCGGTTTCGATGATGCGGACATTTTTGATGCCCGCGGCTTTAGCGCCTTCG